TTTCCTCATAATGAATGAGGAATATCCTGTACAAGAGTACAGGATATTTGCTACACGATTATATAAAATATTCTTACATCAGTACTACCCACCAGTTTACCTTCAGAAAAAGGGGGTGGGTAAATGGAACTACTACCTGGGCGTTCCAGAATTAATGAACGCTCGGGTTGTTAAGTCACCAAGGGGCAACTTGGTGACTAATGCCGCAGGAGCATGGGGCCCTGTGGCAAACGCTAAAAAAGAAGGAGAGTATCATGTACGTCTCTCTCCGGAAGAAACGCTCCGGAGGGGAAAACCGACGTATATTATTTGCCATATTTGCCAAGAGACGTTCTAGCCCCCCTTTCTCCCCTGCTCGCTGCCTCTTGGATCAGGAGGCAGCCGGGAGGGCGAAGCACTCCAGAGAGATGATGAGAGAATTAGTTGACTAAAGCGCGGGCCTTGCCCCGCTGCCTGTGCCCACAGGGCATAGGCAGGAGGGTAAGACCTACCAAAGAAAAAATGAAAAAGAAAAATTAAGGAGGTAACAATAATGAACATCGTTAACCTCACTCCTCACCCATTAAACTTGATGCCGGAAGGCCCCGATGGGCCGACGGTCACAATCCCGCCGTCCGGGCAGGTTGCCCGGTGCGCCACCTCCCGAGTGCAGGTGGACACTGTCACCGTGGACGGGATTACCGTACCGGTGAATCAGACCCGGTTCGGGGAGGTGTCTGGCCTGCCCGATCCACAGCCGGATACCATTTTCGTGGTGTCCGCGCTGGTTGCCCAGGCCGTGCCCGACCGTCAGGACGTATTCATCGTGGACGACGCCGTCAGGGACGAGCAGGGCCGGATTATTGGGGCCAGGGCGCTGGCGCACGTTTAAAAGGCCCGCCGGGAGCCTTATCCCGGCAAAATAAAAGTGGAAGAGTATTGAAAAGGGGTACTATCAATGTATATGTTGGAAAGAAAGGAACCTAAACCGATCAGGGCTATAGGAAACACCTGCACCTATGGTGATATCAGTTTCACCTGGAAGCAGGTGGCGATGAGCGAGAACCTGGAGTCCTTGAAGGCTATCATGGGCAAAGATGAAAGAATAATCAACTGGGAGACTTTAGAAGTGATTTATAGGTCAGAGGAAACTTGGTAATGATGGGGAGGAGGCGCGATATAAGGCCCGCTGGCTCCGGGCCGAAACCCGGGCCTAAATGCCCGGGCAGGCGGAAGCCAAATCTAGTCAAAAGGAGGCATTGACACTGTCATGTAACTTGACATATAATAAAGACAGGTCAAGAAACTTGACGCCCAGGGGGTGAAACAGATGAGAAGTTGGCTGAAGGAGTTACGACACAAGTCTCACTTGACACAAGAACAGCTTGCTAAAATGGTTGGTATTTCTCGAACAATGATTACCGAGATAGAAAACGGTAATGCAAACCCCTCCGTCAAGGTAGCCCAAAAAATCGCCGCCGTGCTGGGATTCGATTGGACAAGGTTTTATGAAGACGATAGTAATGAAAGGAGGTAGAGAGAATGAACACAGCGTTAGCTTTTTTCCAAACCCGTGAAATACAAGTCCCCTGCAACGAGTGCGGCAGAGTAACAAACATAGAGTATTTTGACGACCACGAGGGCCTTTGCCCCCAGTGTTGGGATCAGCGCCATATCTGCGCCGGGTGCGGTCGAGAATTCGAGGAAGAATTGCCCGAGTCCAACGACAAAAGCGATTATCGCTACTGCGATTCCTGCTATCGGGAGAACGCTGAGGCCATAACATCCTATGTAGCCCGCGAAATCCGCAAGTTGGCAGAGCAAGCCCGTGAGGCACTGTCCGAGGTGAAGAAAAAGTTTATCGACTGCGATAAACCAGATTTTCTGGAATATGGCGCAAATGTCGCCGGGTATCTGACTTTCCTGGCTGATCGACTCTCCAGGCTAGCTACTGATTTGGAGGAGATTTAAATGACCGCGTTAGAGTTAGTCAAAGCTACAGATCTATATGAGGCATGGCTGCAGTACCGCAGAACCTTTATAGGCGGCTCTGACGCATCGGCCATCTTGGGGCTGAACCCCTATAAAACAAACATCGAAGTATGGCAGGAGAAAACCGGCAGAATCATTCCCCAGGATATAAGCGACAAACCGTATGTCAAATACGGCAAGGAAGCAGAGTCCCATCTAATTGCCTTATTTGCCCTGGATTATCCTCAGTACAAAGTTGAAGCCAACACCAACTATAAGGTTATTCACCATCCCAAGTATCATTTCATAGCTGGCACCCTGGATGGTGAATTGACTGAAATTGAGACCGGCCGCAGAGGAATCCTGGAAGTGAAAACTACTGAGATCCTGAACTCTATGCACAAGGAAAAGTGGAACGACCAAGTGCCTGACAACTATTACGTCCAATGTCTGCATTACCTGCTGGTTACAGGCTGGGAGTTTGCTATCCTCAAAGCCCAGTTGAAAACTGTATGGGGAGACGAAGTAAGGCTGACTACCCGGCACTACACTATAGAACGGTCAGAAGTAGAGGCCGACCTGAAATACCTGCTGGAAAAGGAAATTGAGTTTTGGGAGTACGTTGCCAAGGACAAAAAGCCGCCGCTGGTACTCCCGCCTATTTAAGGAAAGGAGAGATAACGGCATGGAGCTAAAGATTTACAGCCCTACAGAGGAGCAGTTTATAACCTCCATAGAGTTTAACCACGAGGAAATCAAACAGGAACTGGCTTTAAGGCTGGAAAAGTACCGCGGCCTAGTCTATACCGAGGAAACCATTAAGGAAGCCAAGGCCGACCGGGCAACCCTGAACAAGTTTAAGGATGCCATTGAAACCCGGCGCAAAGAGATTAAGAAGGCCTGCCTCAAGCCCTATGAGGATTTTGAAGCCAAGATCAAAGAGATTGTGGCCATGATTGATGAACCCATTAAGGCCATTGACGAGCAGATCAAGGCTTATGAGCAGGCTAAGAAAGATGTAAAGCTGGCTGCTATTAAGCAATTCTTTCTGGATAACGTAGCTGACTTGGAAGGCCTGGTCCCCTTCGAGAAAATCATGAACACCAAGTGGTTAAACGTCGCCTACAAAGAGACTGACATCCAGAAGGAGATCACCGATTTTCTGGAGCGGGTACGGAGCGACCTGGATGCCCTGAACGCCTTGGATACTCCCTACCTCATGCAGTTGAAAGACTTTTACCTGAAAACCTTAGATTTGACCGCTACCCTGCAGGAGAAAAAACGGCTGGAAGAACAGGCTGCCAGGATAGCTGAGCATGAAGCCAGGGTACAACAGGAAAGGGAAGCTGCCCTGAAAGCTGTTTTGCAACAACACGAAGCTATGCGTGCTACAGAGGAAGTCATAAAGAAAGAGCAACAGGAATTGATTACCGTTGACTTCCGCGTACAGGCTACCCGGGAACAGTTAATTGCCCTCAAAAAATTCCTGGTTGACAACGGCATTAAGTACGGCCGAGTGCCAGCAAGTGAACCTGAGAAAGAAAGGATGGCGATGTAAGCATGGCAGTTAAAAATAGCTTGGTTCAACAGAAGAAACAAACCTTTTCCGCTTATATTACCCAGGATGCAGTTAAAAATCGGATAAACCAGATGATAGGCGGCAAGGATGGACAGCGGTTTATTACAGCTCTAATATCTGCTGTTTCCACCAATCCAGATCTGGCTACCTGCGATTACGGGACTATATTGTCTGCAGCTATGTTAGGCGAAAGCCTTAAACTCTCCCCAAGTCCCCAGTTAGGGCACTACTATATGGTGCCCTTCGAGGACAACAAAAATGGTCGCCGAGTAGCCACCTTTGTGCTGGGTTATAAGGGATATATCCAACTGGCTATTAGAAGTGGCTACTACAAGAAACTCAATGTCCTGGCTATTAAGGAAGGAGAATTGATTAAGTACGACCCCCTGGAAGAAACAATCGAGGTAAAGCTGATCGAGGACGAAGCTGTCAGAGAGGCTACTCCCACCATTGGCTACTACGCCATGTTTGAATATCAAAACGGTTTTCGCAAAGCTATCTATTGGTCCAAAGCCAAGATGGAAGCTCACGCCCAGCAGTATTCCGCCGGTTATCGTAATGACAAGAAAAAAGGCACCAAATACACCTTTTGGTCTAAAGATTTTGACGGTATGGCCTACAAAACCATGCTCCGCCAATTGATTAGTAAGTGGGGCATTATGAGTATTGAAATGCAGAACGCCTACGAAAGAGACCAAGCTCTGGTTCATGAAGACGGCACCTATGAATATGTGGATAACACCCCCGAAGAAGGCGATTACATCGACTTGACGCCAACATCGGCAGAAAGTGAGCAGTCAGAAGCAGAACAGCAACCAGAACAGAATCCAGCCGATGAAGAAGCGAGTTCTCCAGCTGGGGAGTCAGTAGAGGATATGTTCTTTGATGACTAGGGGCATCCGTCCCATAAGCCGGGGGTAGGAACCAACCGGGCTAGCATAACCCCGGTGGGCGGGTTCGACACCCGCACCCGGCTCCAGAAGGAGGGAGAAACATGAGTATAGACCCTAAGGAGATACTGGACCTCCCCCCGGGAATCCGGGAGCTGACCCTGGATGTGCCAGAATCGGAGATACGGGAGCAGGAGAAGGAGGACGCTTTCAGCAGACAGATTTCAATAGCAAGCCAAGCCCTATTCTGCTTTGCGATTATTCTACTCTTGCTCAACGTAGTTAACCAGGTGGTCAAGCTATGTTTCTGAAAATCGTGTTTAATCGCTTCAAATACATCGTACCTGCCATACTCATTGTCGCAGCACTTATCCTTTCACCAGTTACCCCCGTCTACGCACCAACCGTCATCGAACCGCCTGGGACATGCTCCAGGGAATACCGTCAGATCGAAGCTCCATACATATCTAAACCTGAACCTAAAGTATTAATCATGACCGCAACCGCCTATTGCTACACAGGCCATCGTACAGCTATAGGTACCTGGCCTTCCCGGGGAACCATTGCAGTTGATCCGACCATTATTCCGCAGCAGGGGTAATAGAGAAGTAATCGGAGGGGAGGGTTGACTAGTGAATTACCTGCAGGAGTTGAATGCGTTTAGAGATTGGACGCTGCTAAATAAGCCGACAACCAGCGAAATTGTTTTATGGTATGCACTAATGAGCATAAACAATATGACTGGTTGGAAAAAACAATTTACAGTGGCCAATCAAACACTACAACTCATGACGGGATTATCCAAGGCAACTCTTGATAGAGCAAGAAATAAGTTAACTCAAAAAGGCTTACTCAAATATACACCTGGTAATACCCGTCAAGCAGGAACTTATGAATTAGTCTCAATTAGCACTATAAAAAGAGATCAATGTGAGACTAATAGTGAGACTAACATGAGACTAATGCGAGACCAATGTGAGACTAATGGTGAGAACATTATTAAATATAAACAAAACAAAACTAAACTAGACTATAATACCCCCCTTAATCCCCCCAAGAAAAAGCCAGATAAAAAACTTTACGGTGAATTCGTTGAACTTACCGAAGAAGAATATGCCCGTTTATTAGCTGATTATGGAGAGCAGGACCTGGCCTGGATGATTCAGCGATTAGATATTTACCTGGGGCAGAATGAAAAGAATCGAAAGAAGTACACCAGCCATAATCATGTTCTACGTGGCTGGGTGTCTGACAGGCTTAAGGAAGAAAAGGAGAAGCAAAGCAAAGTTGCCCAGTTTAAGCCACGCAATACCAACCGCAGAGAGGAGGAACCAGAGTTTGACTGGGGATGGCAAAAAGAGACTTGAAGTCTGTTGGAGATATTTTAACCCGCCGCCCCGTCTGGCCAAGGCATCATTTGATTACTACATTCCCAAAACCAAAGCACAACAGGCGGCTCTTCAAACCTGCAAGGAATATGGCCTGATGGATATTAAACAAGGTAAGGGCCTGTTTCTATTCGGTCCTTTCGGGACAGGCAAAACACATTTAGCAGTTGCGACGGTGCGGAATTTGATGGAATCGACCCCTGATATGTTCGGTGTACGGGTGAACCATGATTTAGAACCGTACGAACCGGATAGAGAAACATGCAAAGGGTATTGCTGCTCTTTCTTCAGCACGGTTGATTTGCTGGATGCTATGCGTCCAGGCGGCAGCGAGTATAAACAGATAAAAGGTGACTGGTATTTTCACCGGGCCAAAACTGATGACCTGGTTGTCCTGGATGATATAGGCGCGGAACGAGCTACTGACTGGGTAGAGGAAAGGTTATATGCCATTATTGACACCCGCTACCGGATGCAAAGAGCAACGATATTCACCAGCAACCTGTCCGAAAAGCAGCTGCAGGACCAGCTGGGAGGCCGTATCGTCTCCCGGATATTTGAGATGACCGAGCAGGTACCGGTGATCGGGCCAGACCACAGAAGGAAGAAGATGGCGTAGTCTGTTATTTATGTGAAAGGAGAGATGAGATGGTTGATAAAAACGGAGTAAAAATTAAACCGGGACAGATTGTAAAAATAAACAATAAAAGGGGAGATTGCGTCTATACCGGAATAGTTGAAGATGTCGATGGTGAATTAAAAATAAAGCATACTGATAAACGAAACAAGGGTAAATACAGCAGAGTTTCAACTTGGATAAATGCAATCTGGTGGTCTAATGATGTCCCTGAAAACTTTATTGAGGTAATTGATTAGTTGCACATTCCAAGGAAATCCCGTTTTACGGGAACTGTTATAAAAGCGTAATAAGGGAGGGGGAGAATATGAAACATATAGTGCAGTTTTCAGGCGGTGTAGGTTCGGCAATGGCAGCTTATCTCGTGACCCAGCAATATCCCAAGGAAGATATTATTTTGCTTTATCATGATGTGCCTATGGGACAGGATGAAGATACATACCGCTTTAACGAAGATGTAAGCAAGTTCTTAGGTATCCCCATAACCGAAGTGTCGGACGGAAGATCGCTTTGGGACGTTATTCGCGACAACAAATCATTGCCAAGTATATTTATTCCCTTTTGTACTAGGGTACTTAAGTTAGAGCAGGGGGAAAAGTATTATTCATCCGTCAAAGAGCCTTTCACGCTTTACATTGGGTACTGTGTAGAGGAAAAGAGAAGAGTCGAAAAAGCAAAGGAAGGTATGATAAGACCGACTAAATTCCCCGTCTATGAAGCGGGATTAAGTTCTAAGGATTGCAAACGCATTATAAGCGAGGAATGGGGAATTAAATTACCAAGAGCATATAAATATTTTGAGCATAACAACTGTATTCCTTGTTTCAAGTCAACTAGTTATGAGTATTGGCGGAAAGTTTATGAGTATTTTCCTGAAAGGTATCAATTAGCAGTTAAGGCAGAACAGCTTATAGGTCATACACACTTTAAGCAGTTATCTTTATTGGAATTAGCCCAACTATTTGAGAAAAACAAAACTTACAATTCAAAAATTACAATTAGTCAGTATCTAAGAATAAAACATAATAACGAAATTTATTCAGACTTGTTTAAGGAAGGAATATAACTCTAATACGCATTTCAAGGAAATCCCGCCAGCTAAGGCGGGGAGTGTTATTACTGCGACAAAGAGGGGAGGGCGAGATAATGGCATGGCAATTATATCAAGGCGATTGTTTGGAAGTGTTGCGAACCTTGCCCGATGAATCAGTGCATTGTTGCGTAACCTCTCCACCTTATTGGGGGCTTCGAGATTATGGCGTAGATGGACAGCTTGGGCTTGAATCTACGCCAGAAGAATACGTTGAAAATATGGTTAAAGTATTTAGAGAAGTTAAAAGGGTGTTGCGTGATGATGGTACGCTATGGCTAAATCTTGGGGA